TGTATAAGAGACAGGTATATAGACATTAATTTAGCATGGTGTATTAACACATAGAGAGAACACACTTCTCGCACTCTCACAATCTTACCCCCACCATATAGGGGGGGGGATTTCTGATACACGGCACTGTATCATCGTAACAAGGAGGATGATACAAGAAATGCCGGACTGGAACGCGATTAAATCTGAATACATTACGGAAGATATCAGCTACCGAAAATTAGCAGATAAATGGGGCGTTTCATTCCGCACGCTTGCGGATCATGCCAGGAAAGAAAGCTGGAACAAGGAACGCAACACACATCGGGACAACGTAACAAAGCAAACAGTACAAAAAATAGCCGCGCGTCAATCATCGGACGGCGCTTACAAGCTGCTGCGCTTGCAGGAGGCAGCAGATAGCATCGGCGATGTCATTGCAAGCATATTCGGCGACGCTGACCAATTCCACCGGCACATCGTGGAGGACGGTAATTACAGCGTTGAGGAGCGAGTTTACAAAAAAGTAGACACAAAGGCAATTAAAGACCTGACCGGCGCAATGAAGGATTTGGCCTATGTGCTTCGCAACGTGTACGACCTGCCCACCAAGCAGGAGCAGGTGACGATGGATAACGCAGCGGAGCGGCTGCGCATCGAGAAGGCTAAGGCCGAAGAAGGCAAAGAAGATACAAAAGAAATCTCCGTTGAGTTCTTCTCTGAGGAGGAGAAGGGGTGGTCTGAGTAATGGCTATTCAGCTGCGCATCCCAAAGCCAAGCGAAAAGCAGAGGCTATTTTTGGAAGATAGGCACAGCTATGTAGCATACGGTGGGGCGCGCGGCGGCGGGAAGAGTTGGAGCGTGCGCGTCAAATCGGTACTGCTGTGCATCACCCATCCAGGCATCATCATCATGATTATACGCCGCACGTACCCGGAATTGCGCGCAAATCACATTGAACCCCTGCGCAAGATGCTGGGGCGCAAATTCGCCAGGTACAACGACAGCAAAAAGGAATATGCCTTCAACAATGGATCTACCATATTGTTCCGCTACTGTGCCAATGAAAAAGACATGGATAATTACCAGGGCACGGAGGCGGACGTTATCTTCATCGACGAAGCCACACAGTTCGACGAAAAGGTGTTTCGCATGTTCGTGGCGTGCCTGCGCGGTGTGAACCAGTTTCCAAAACGCGTTTACCTTACGTGTAATCCAGGCGGAAAAGGACATGCATGGGTAAAGAGGCTGTTCATAGACAGGCGATTCAAGGACGACGAAGACCCAAACGACTATTCCTTTATCCAAGCCCTTGTGCAGGACAACGATGCATTGATGAAAAGCCAGCCGACATACATCAAACAGCTTGAGGCGTTGCCGCCAAAGCTGCGGGACGCATGGCTGTATGGAAGATGGGATATCTTCGAGGGGCAGTTTTTTGAGGAGTTTTCAGACAATCCGAAAGGTTACGAAGAACGTGTATTCACGCATGTAATTCCGGCTTTTAACCCTCCGAAGGCGTGGAAACGATACAGGAGTTTCGACTTCGGATACTCCAAACCATTTTCTTGTGGTTGGTGGGCTGTCGATCATCATGGCGTGTATTACAGGATATTGGAGCTGTACGGCTGCACCGATACGCCGGATGAGGGCGTGAAGTGGACTGTTGACAAGATATTCCGTGAAATTGCGCGGATAGAGCGCGAACACCCATATCTGAAAGGGCACACGATTGAGGGCGTGGCAGACCCGGCAATATGGGAGGCTTCACACGGGCCCACGATCGCGGACGCTGCTGCGAAAGAGGGCATTTACTTCCAAAAGGGAGACAACAAGCGCATACCCGGATGGATGCAAATGCATTATCGCATGGCGTTCGATGAGGATGGACACCCGATGATGTATATATTCGACTGCTGCAAGGGATTCATACGCACAATTCCGACGCTGGTGTATAGCGAAATCAAGCCGGAAGATCTCGATACAAAGCAGGAAGACCATATCGCGGATGAAACCCGCTATATGTGCATGCTTAACCCGATTGCACCGCGCGTTTCGTCTACGAATCCGACGCCGGAGTACAACCCGCTCGACCTTTGGAACGATGACAAAAAAGACGAGTATACATTCTACAGAATTTAGGAGGTACACATGGCATTCTTTGGACGAAAGAATAAATCCGACGGGTTACAAACAAGGCAGCAGGAGGACATTACCCATCCCGATAAGGGGGTAATCCTGCCAGAAGAACCGGCCGCACAGTATGTTGGCCGCATCGGCGCGATTGGCAAAGAGCAAGTGCTAAAGGCGGAGCAGACCCTAAAGGAATATAAGGCAGGGAAAGCGAACCTCGAACGCCGCATCATCGAGAATGAACAGTGGTATAAGCTTCGCCATTGGGAACAGATCAGGGCAAAGAAGTCGAATCCCGGTGATCCTGAACCGGCATCGGCATGGCTGCTGAACTGCATTGCAAACAAGCATGCAGACGCGATGGACAATTACCCGGAGCCAAACGTGCTTCCGCGCGAGAAGGATGACGAGATGGACGCTGAGCTCCTCTCCTCCATCCTCCCCGTCATTCTCGAACAAAACGAGTTCGAGCAGACCTATAGCGATATGTGGTGGTACAAGCTCAAAACCGGCACGGGCGCTACTGGCGTGTTTTGGTCTACGACAAAGAACAACGGAATCGGTGATATCGATATTCGGGATCTCGACTTGCTGAATCTGTTTTGGGAACCCGGAATAACTGATATTCAGAAGTCACGCAACCTGTTCCACGTTGACCTGATCGATCGCGATCTCGCAGAACAGCGCTATCCGTTTCTTAATGGCAAGCTGTCCTCTCCCACCATCGACATAGCGAAATATGTATATGATGACACCATCGACACAAGCAAGAAAACCGCTGTGGTTGACTGGTACTATAAGGTTTCTCGTGATGGCAGGGACATTCTGCATTACTGCAAGTTCTGCAATGGCGAGGTGCTATATGCCAGCGAGAACGATCCCAACTATGCTGAGCGCGGTTTCTACGATCACGGAAAATACCCCGTTGTGTTCGACACGCTATTCCCGGAAGCCGGAACGCCGGCGGGATTCGGCTATATAGATGTGTGCAAAAACCCGCAGCTTTATATAGACAAGCTGGATCAGGTGATTTTGAAGCATGCAGTTATGGGCGCACGCCCTAGATTCTTTGTGCGCGGGGATGGAGCGATAAACGAAACTGAATATGCAGACTGGACAAAGGATTTCGTTCATTATCAGGGCAGCGGAGACCCGAACGAGAATGTGATTCCGATTCAGATACCAACTTTGTCAGATGCGTACATCAACGTTCGCACGCTGAAAATAGACGAGCTAAAGGAAACATCCGGAAACCGTGACTTCTCGCAGGGCGGGACAAGCTCGGGCGTAACCGCTGCATCTGCTATTGCCGCATTGCAGGAGGCCGGAAGCAAGCTCTCCCGCGACATGATAAAAAGCAGCTACAGGGCGTTCACTCAGATAAATTATCTGTGTATCGAGCTTATGCGGCAGTTCTATCGCGAAGATCGCTGCTTCCGCATAATCGGGAAGCAGGGAGAAATGAAGTTTATGCAGTTCAACGGCCAGCGCATAGCAGCAAAGCCACAGGGCAACGACTTCGGCCTTGATTTGGGCTATCGCGTGCCGATCTTCGACATCAAGGTAACATCTCAAAAGTCCTCCCCATTCTCCACGGTCGCGCAAAACGAACGGGCTAAAGAGCTGTACGGAATGGGTTTCTTCCGTCCTGATCTTGCGGATCAGTCGCTTGCCGCGCTGGAGATGATGGATTTTGAGGGCATAGAGGCTGTGCGCGAACGTGTGGCACAAAACGGCACGATGTATCAGCAGTTACAGGCAATGCAGCAGCAAATGGTGAAGATGGCAGCAATTATCGATGCACAGAACGGAACAACGATCGCACAGGGAATGGCGCAATCCGGAATAGGCTTGCAAGGAAACCCGGTTTCGGGCAGCTCTGAGGTGCGTGCCAATTCGTTGGGCGACATGCTGAATTCCGCTAGGGGCAGTACTTCCGGCGCGGCGCGGGCAAGGGCTGCATCTGCATCCACGCCCGATTGACGGAGGCAGCGGCATGACAACAGCACGATTTTGGGAAAACGGATCACGTTATGAAATCAGCATAACTGGTCACGCGGGATATAACACGAACGGCCCCGATATTGTGTGTGCTTCGTGTTCTGCGCTGGCCTATACGTTGCTCAACGAAATACTCACAGTAGACGCAGAGGGCGGCGTGCATGGCGTTTCCACCGAAATAAACGACGCTGACGGAGTATTCAAACTGTCCTTTTATACCAATCCCAGCGCACGTGACCGGGTACACAACTCCGTGAATCTAATACTGTCCGGCTTCTGTCTGCTTGCAAATAGATACCCTGACTTCGTGATCGTAGCCTGTGCATAGGTAGGGGGGAAATCCGGCATTTGCATGCTGTACGATTGAATTGACGCGAGGGAAAGACCTCAGAAGGCTGCGGGAAAGACCGCTGACGCTGGGTAAAAAGCCAAGTATGACACCCCGGAAAGACGGGAGGAGGACGAACCATGAAAACACACAAAAGGCTGTACACTTTTCTCAATCTTCGTCTTTTTGACGGAGAAGGCACTGGTGCTGGCGGAGCTGCACCGAACGGTGGAGATGGTGCTTACGGCGCTTCATCCGCGAAGGATAAGGCCAGTGGAGGATCCGCGCCTAAAGTTCTTTACGGGAGGCAACGCGAGGCCGAGCCGCCCTCGACATCGGAAATTCCAAAAACAAAAGAACCTGATGTATCCGTCACCACAGATGCAGAGGAAGCACGCAGAGCGGAGTTTGAGCGCCTGATAAAGGGCGATTACAAGGATCTGTTTGACGAGCGTGTACAGCGAAACATCAACGCGCGATTCAAAGAAATGGACGGTTATAAGTCCAAAGCCGCACAAGCGGATGCCCTATCCCCTGTTCTTGACCTTCTCGCAAGCAAGTACGGCGTTGACGGAAAGAACGTTGACGCAATCGTAAAGGCGATCGAAGAGGATGATGGCTACTACGAGGAAGAGGCCGCAGATAAGGGGTTATCGGTAGAGCAGCTTAAGTACGTGAAGCGCATGGAACGCGAAAACGCGGAGCTTCGCCGTGCTGCGCAGGAGCGCGAAAGGCAACAGCTGGCCGATCAACAGTATTCACAGTGGCTGCAACAGGGGGATGAATGCAAGCGCGTTTATCCCGGATTCGACTTCAAAACCGAAGTAACGAATCCAGAGACCGGAAATCGGTTCTTCGGCCTGATTCAGAACGGCGTTGATGTAAAGACCGCCTACGAGGTGCTGCACAAGGATGATATCATCGGAGGAGCCATGCAGTACACCGCACAGGCTGTGCAGCAAAAAACCGTAAATGACATTCGCGCACGCGGCATGCGTCCCGCCGAAAACGGCGGCGGCGGAAACAGCCCGGCGGTGATTGTCAAAAACGATCCCAAAACATTCACCAAAAAAGACCGCGAAGAAATTGCGCGGAGGGCATTGCGCGGAGAGCGAATTGAGCTCTAAATCAAACCGCGTTGCCCTGAAAGGAGAGTAACGCATGTTTGCTAAAACGATTTATACGGATGTGAACCTTGCACTCTTTGCCACGGCAAACGTCCAGACCACGCTGCTCAACAGCGTAGGGAATGACCTTTCCCCTGAAATGCGCACCTATTACGAGGATCGGCTCATTGACCTTGCAGAGCCGAACCTCGTGCACGACCAGTTTGGCGAAAAATACCCCATCCCCAGGCACGGCGGCAAAACCATCAACTTCCGCAAGTTCAGCCCGCTTGCCAAGGCAACCACGCCTTTGACCGAGGGCGTAACGCCCGACGGGCAGAAGCTCGATGTGGATGACATCGAAGGAACTGTAAGCCAGTATGGCGGATATGTCACCATTTCCGACATCCTTGATCTTACCGCGGTTGACCCGATGCTCGAACGTGCCACGCGTCAGCTCGGCTCTCAGGCGGGGCGCACCCTCGATACCATTACCCGCGAAGTCGTTACGGCCGGCACGAACGTAATGTATGCTCCCAAAGCCGATGGAACGGAGATCCTCACCAGGGCAACCGTTGATAAGACCTCCCTCCTCACTGTCCCGCTCATCTTCAAAGCAGTCGCAAAGCTGCGCTCCATGAACGCAGTTCCCATCGATGACTGCTATGTAGCTGTGGTTCACCCGAACGTGGCGTGCGACCTGATGCTTTCCGATGATTGGATCGAGGTGCACAAGTATGCAACCCCTGAAAACATCTATAACGGTGAAATCGGAAAGATCGGCGGCGTGCGCTTCGTTCAGTCTACGGAGGCAAAGATTATCAGCGGTGCGGGAGCTGCCGCAACTTCCGGCGGCAGTGATAAAATCTCCGTTTACTGCACCATGGTATTCGCTGCAAACGCGTTCGGCGTAACGGAGCTTTCGGGCGGCGGGTTGCAGCATATCGTGAAGCAGCTCGGCTCTGCCGGTAGCGCTGACCCGCTGAATCAGCGTGCAACCACCGGCTGGAAGGCAACCAAGACGGCTGTCCGATTGGTCGAGGAATACATGGTTCGCATCGAGCATGCATCCGCCACTTCCCTTATGGCGGCATCCAACTGATTGACTTGCGGAGGGGACGATTGTCGTCCCCTCGTACAGATTTATCTATTTGAAAGGAGCATACCATGGAAAATAAACCGTCTAAAGACGTAAAAGAAATCAATGCGGTAATCGAAACGGAAGACCCCGGAAAGGAAATGGTTAAGATCCGCATCCGGAAGGACAAGCGTGTCGGTAGCGATTTGTTTGTCAGTGTGAATGATCATAACTACCTCATCAAGCGCGGCGAAACCGTAGAGGTTCCGCGCTATATCGCCGAGGTAATCGAGAACTCTGTGTTGCAGGATGAGCGCACGGAGGAACTGATTGAAACCTATGGTGCGGGTGCCAACTGGGACAAAAAAGCGTAACGAACAAACGGGGTGCCGGTACACCCCGTTTCTATGCCGCCCTGTGCAAGGCATTCAGCCGGTGCAATTCCGGCGGGCAGCACTTACAATCCGGGAGGTGCAAAGAATCGTGACAGTACGTGATGCAATAGCACGGCTCCAAAAGGTAAAACCGAACCAATATGATGATGCGACGCTCGTCAAGTGGCTCTCAGACCTTGACGGGATGATCTTCAACGATGTTATTTTGACCCATGAAGGCGCAGATAGCGCAGGCTTTTCAGGATATGATCCCGATTCCGATATAGACTGTGAACTTCTTGCGCCGGATCCTTATACGGATATTTATGTGAAGTATCTGTCCGCGCAAGTAGACTTCCATAATGCAGAATTCAGCAGATATAACAACTCGATGGTTATGTTTACTTCCGCGTATTCCGAATTTACTTCGTGGTACAACAGAACTGCGATGCCATTACAAAACAATCACGTGAGGATTTAAGGATGCCGCAACTTCCGATTCTAAACGAGATAGACACATCCCGAGAACTCGTTACTGTATTCGCGGGATATAACCATAATTTGAGCATTGCATCCGGCGAGTTCTACGACATGAAAAACATGTCATCAGACCTCGCCCCTGTGCTTTCCCCTCGAAAGCCACGCGGAAAACTGCGCACATTTACGAAACCGAACGGCCTGTTTGCACACACAAAGCTGTGCTGGGTAGACGGTACAAGCTTGTACTACGACGGAACGGCTGTCGGAACGGTTCAGGACAGTAAGAAGCGCTTCGTATCCATGGGGGCTTACATCATCGTGTTCCCGGATAAGGTGTACTACAACACGCACACCGGCGAATTTGGGAGCCTTGAAGCGACTTCAACCACAAGCGGAACGGTAACCGCTACCCTGTGTAAACTTGACGGCTCTGCATACGAGGATATAACAACCTCCGCAACCGCGCCGGAAAGCCCTTCGGATGGGAAGCTGTGGCTCGACACGAGCGTAACCCCGAATGTGCTTAAGCAGTATTCAACTGCAAACAACGCGTGGGTTAGCATACCGACAACGTATGTAAAGATTGGTTCCACCGGCATAGGCGCCGGATTTTCCGAAGGGGACGGAGTTACGATTTCCGGCATGGAAAATACTGCGCTCAATGGAGATTTCATCCTGTATGGAGCAGGCGCGGATTATGTTGTTGTAACCGCAATAATCGCATCGGCCGCAACGCAAACTGCTGCGGTCACCGTATCCCGCTCCGTTCCCGATTTGGATTTTGTAACGGAAAGCGAGAATCGGCTATGGGGATGCTCGTCCGCAAACCATGAAATATATGCATGCAAGCAGGGAGACCCGAAGAACTGGCATTCATTCCTTGGCGTTTCAAGCGACAGTTATGCCGCTACGGTAGGTTCTCCCGGCAATTTCACGGGCTGCTGCAAGCATGGCGGCTATGTGATGTTTTTCAAGGAAGATGTAATACACAAGATTTACGGCACAAAGCCCGCGAACTATCAGCTTAGTGATATGACTGCGCGCGGCGTAGAGGCGGGAAGCCACGCAAGCCTCTGCGTAGCGAACGAAACGCTTTATTACAAGTCGAGAAGCGGGATTTGCGCAATGACATCCGCGCTTCCGGAGGATATATCAAGCGCATTTGGCCAAGAGGTATATAAAAACGCCATAGCCGGTGTGTACGGATCAAAATACTGCGTGTGCATGGAAGATGTGTCCGGCAGCCATGTCCTCATGGTCTACGATTCATCAAAGGGGCTGTGGCACAAAGAGGACGGCGTGAAAGTCTCATACTTCGCAGCGCTCGGGAATGACCTTTATTTCATATCCGATGCGGACAATGCACTCTATTGCATGAGCGGAGATTTGACGAACTATGCCGATACCAACGCTGCATCGGAAGGCCGTGTTGCGTGGTGCTGTGAAACCGGGGATATAGGGCGCAACAATCCGAACAGCAAGTATATATCCAAACTGCAAATCCGTATGGAAGTGGATTCAGGCGCATCTGTAAGGATAGACATTAAGTGCGATGGGGTTGGAGAGTGGCAGGAAAAGGCGCGATTCAGCGTTACGAATAAGCGGTCATTCTCTGTTCCGATAATCCCGCGAAGATGCGACACCATGCGGCTTAGGATTTCAGGCACTGGAGGATGCAGAATTTACTCCATATCCAAAATCGTTGAAAAAGGGAGTGAATTGTAATGGGGCTTGTTAATTTCTCGCTGCCCAGCTTTGACGAAGGTTCGCTCGACAGCAAAAAAGAGCTTAAGCGGATAAAGGAATATCTTTACCAGCTCACTGAACAGCTCAAGTTTACGCTCATGAATCTCGATGATGAGAACCTTTCCGGCGAATTTGTTGAGAGCGTGGACAGGAGCAAGGACATCTTGGAACTGCGTTCGACTTTAGCATCGATTCGGTCAAACCTTTCAAGCTATGGCGATGTGAAAAAGGCGAGCATTATTTCGAGCATCAATGCGTCGGGTGAAACCGAAAAAATAAGTGCCGGGCGCGTTGGGATAAGCGGGTATTCCGGAGAAATCCCTTCCCTCGCCGTGAAAGGCTCAAACCTTTCAAAGGACAATTATGCAAGCGGAACACTGTATCTTCTCGGCATAACGCCAAATGGAGATATCAAATTATGCCAACTGTCGGTGCAGGACGGCGATGCACCTTCGGCAACGCTTACCGTTGTGCCGGTCGCGCCGGAAGTCAGTCAATAAATAAGGAGGAAGCATTATGGCAAGCAAATACAGAAAAGGCGATGACGTGAAAGAGCTCCAAACGCTCCTAAACAGCAATGGTTACTCGCTTGACGTGGATGGCATATATGGCCCCAAAACACAGGCCGCATATAACGATTACAGCAGCCGGAACTCGAACGGTTACGTTACGTTGAAGCCGAACACCACTGCGCCGGATTGGAGCAAGCCTGCAGATCAGATTGGAGGCGGAAACGCCGCTTCCAATGGCTACAGCGGGAGTTATTATAGTTCCCGTTATTCCAGCGGCAGCCCCAACCTCCCGTCATCTTCCGATGCATATAACGAGCTGTTAAAGTACGAAGGATCGCGTCCCGCTGCGTTTCAAAGCAAGTACGAGGATCAGATTCAAGGGCTGCTCGATAAGATTATGAACCGTGAAGCGTTCAGCTATGATTTTAACGCAGATCCGTTGTATCAGCAGATGAAAGACCGCTATACCCAGCAAGGGAAACTTGCTATGCAGGATGCAATGGGGAACGCCGCTGCACTTTCGGGCGGATACGGCAACAGCTATGCGCAGACGGTAGGCCAACAGACATACCAAAACTATATGCAGGGGCTTAATGATGTGATCCCCGAGCTGCGCGATGCTGCATATCAGATGTACACGGACGAAGGAAACAGGATGAATACAAACCTGAATACCCTTCGCGGCCTGGATGATACGGATTATGGAAGATACCGCGATACCGTTGGAGACTGGTACAACGACCGCGATTACTACAACGGCAAGTATTTCAACCTGTATGACCGCGAATATCAGTCATATATGGATGCTATGGCTGCGGCAGCGGCACAGGCGGCGAGCGGTGGTTCCAGCGGAAGCAGGGGGAGCGGGAGTAAGGGCAATTCGAGCTCAAAGGTATCAAGTTCTATAGTCGATACAGCGGTAACGGCTGGCCTGAATGCAGTGTATCCCAAGCTAACGCCAGCAGAGGCTACGCGGGCGATGTTGGATGAAGGGGCGAAAAACGGAGCATCATCCGCAAAACAGCTTGGAGATTGGCTTGTTTCCAAAAACCTCATAAGCGGAACGCCGGGCGAAGCTGCAAGCGCCGTGAACAGGTATTACTACTATTCCGGCATGCCGATTCCGGGTTCATATGATGATGAAAAGAAGAAAAAGGGATCGTCCGTAAAGGGTGGGATCACGAATCGCAGTATGTCAAAGTAATGGAGGCAGCATGAGCAAAAAATATATCGACGAGCTTACGCAGAAAAAGAAAAAAAACGCTTCAAATGCAGAAGACACTCGTTCCTCGAGCAGTTCTGAATATAGCAAACGCAGAGACAGGATAAACGCATTTGTTGAGCAGTCTCGAGGAGAATGGAACCGCGGGAGTTCAGTTGCCGCAGAGGATCGCTTTGTATCCGATTGGGCGCAGCGCGCACAAGACTTTGCATCTCGAGACGGCGCAAAGACATATGGAGAATACCGCTCTCAGGCCGACGTGGCTAGTTCTTTGCTTAAGGATTACAGAAGGGCATCATCCACCCTCATGGGAAACAAGGGGCTATACAAGAACTATGATCCATACATGGACGCTGTAAGAAAACTAGGAGGGTACCTTGAAAAAAGCAGTGACTATTACTCCGCGTTCAAAAATGCGGACGAATTTATGGCCTACATGGATTCTGTCGAGCGTCAGAATTACCTCAATAGTTTTGATTCAAGCAAAGCTCAGGCGGAGCTTGATGCGCTGAATAAAGAACTTGATGAAAGAAAGAAGTATTACGATGGCGCTAAAAAAAGTTTGGGCATAGTGGGGCGCACAAAAGGAGAAGACGATCCCCTGTATCAGGGATATGCGAAGCAGATATCCGATTACGAGGCCAAACAGGCGCGCGCTGGGGAACTCCAAAAAGACATCTACGATGCAACGAACCTGCAAACGCTTTCCAAGTATGCGGGGTATTCCGAGAACGCAGACTTCAAAGAAAAGTCCGTAGCGGGTGAAACGTACAGCGGCACGGGTTTATTTGATACCTTCGCAACAAAACACGCTTATATCAATGACAAAGACTTCGCGCGGGCAAAAGCCGACGTAAACGCCATGAGAGCTGGAACGGCAGATCCGAATGCAATTTATTCTTTAATGAAGGACGATGAAATTAATGTATTCAACTACCTTACTGCTGCGCGCGGAAAGAAAGCGGCTCTTGAATACCTTGACGCTCTGTCGGAAGAACTCAATAAACGGCAAACGGAAAAAATGGTCGGGAACATTGAGGGAATGGAGCAAACGACCGCAGGAAAAGTCTTTGGAAGTGCACTTTCTGTGGCGCTTGCCGTACCTAAGGCTGCTGGATTCATAGGCGCGGCCATCGACAAAGGATCCGGGAAATATGTGAGTGAGTATTCTCCGAATCTCAGATATAGCGTTGCCCAGCAGGCCATGCGCGCAGAGGCATCCAAAGACATGGGCGAAGTCGGCTCGTTCCTTTACAATACCGGCATGTCAATTTTGGATAATGCTGCTCTTGTTGCCATGACAGGCGGAACTCCTGCTGGGCAGGCTGCGAATCTTGCCGTGATGGGACTTGGATCAGCCTCCGACACCACGTTGGAAGCAATCAGACGAGGCGCATCACAAAATCAAGCGTTTCAGCTCGGCGCGCTCGCCGGGATAGCGGAGGTTTTGTTTGAAAAGGTAAGCCTTGACAACTTCATCAAATTGTCCGCTCCCGGTGCACGAGGGGCGTTCCTTAAGAACGTGCTTAAACAGGCCGGCATAGAAGCATCAGAGGAAGTTGCCACTGAGGTTGCAAACATCATTGCAGACAATGCGGTCATGGGCGATTTGTCGAACTACAATCTCGCCGTAAACGCATACGTTTCTGATGGCATGAGCCGGGAGGAAGCGAAAAAGAAAGCGTCTATCGATAGCTTTATGAACGTGCTGCTTGCCGGAGCTGGCGGTGCGCTTTCCGGAGGCGTTATGGGCGTAGGCGGTCAGACGGTTGGCAATTTGCGAGCCGCATCCATTGGCAAGAACAGCGGCATAGATGCGGACGCTTTGATTCAAGCCGCGATTTCCATGCCGGAGAACAGCTCTGCGCGTGAGTTGGCGCAGCGCATAAGCGATGGACGCACAAAAAGAAGCAATGTATCTATCGGGAACCTCGCTTCCGCCTACGCCCAGGAGGGAGGCGATATTTCCGCGCTGATGCCCACATCCCCCGCCCCTTTCGAGGATGAAGATCCTCTCCGCAGGGCGGCATACGAAGTCGCGGAAAAGAAGCTCCAAGGGAATACGCAAAACGCCGAAGAATCCTCCATGCCGTCAAAGGCTCAAATTCAGCCTGTGGAGCGCGTGCCTGCAAATGAAGCCCCCAATGCCTCCAACGCTGTCGTAATGCCGGATACCGCCGCTACGGCAAGCGACACGGCTAATGCGAAGCGTGCAGAAATTGGTTCCGCATCCGAAATAGCTTCCAAGCTTAGCTCTGCGTTCAGCGCTTCCCCGGAGCTTAACGTATACGCGGACGAAAACGGGAGCATAAACATTGACCGCAACGGAAAGTCGTATGCGAAGATGGATGAGCGGGAGGCGCGCGCCATGGCCTCCTCTTACGATGGAAGCGTAAATGCAATCGATTACGCGAGCGGCTTTCATGCCGCGTACAGCTATGCAGCGCGCGGCATCGAGCTTTCGCAGATCAAGGATAATAGCATTTCGGTTCGTGATCTTACGGATGCCCAGTTTTATGCGGCATACGCAGCGGGCAGAAACGTATATCTCAACGGGAGCGCGTCTGCGGAGAGCACGCTATCAGCAAGGCGTGCGGCCGCACTCAGTCCGGACAGCACGGAGTTTCATCCCGGCGTGAATCGAATCGTGGATGACAAGCTGTCCAACAAGCAGGAATCGCAAATTCGCGTGCTTGATGCGCTTGGCAAAAAGTATGGTGTGGAGATCATCCTTGACGATGCACTATACCACGAAAACGGCGGGAAGCAAGGGCAGCATTCCGGCGACAATGCTTTCTATAACCCGAACACAAAGCGCATCCACATCAATCAAAATGCGCTCGGCGAAGCATACCTTGCGATTGGAATGCACGAGCTGACCCATTACATCAAGGACAACAATGCTCAGGCTTATGATACCCTCGAAGCCTTTATTCTCTCTGCCCTTGAAGAACGCGGCGAGAATGTCCAGGCTCTGATTGATTATCAGATGGAGCATAACAAGTATTCCGAGGATGTTGCCCGTGAAGAGGTGGTCGCAAATACGATTCCTGCGATCCTGAACGATGAATCCTATGTGAAAAGGATCGTTGAAGCAGACAGGACACTTGCAGAGCGCATCCGCGACTTCCTGCGGGAGTTCATCGACACAATCAAAGAAACGCTTCGCACGCTCGAAGGAGAAGCGAGCTGGAAGCAGATGCAGAGCATCCGGCAGGATACAGAGCTGCTTTCTGCGATTGCAGATGTGTTCGATGCGGCGTTAGGGGAGACGCGGGCAAAGCATTCAAAATCTGATTCCGGCGCAAATAGCAACCGCTTCTCCGCAAAGGATACCGAAAAACGAGCCGTAGAGCATTTTGGAAAAACATATTCCTGGAACGAAACCGGGTACATCACCACAAGCGGAGCAAGGCTCGATTTTTCCGGCAGGCACGAAGGCGCGCCGGGTGGATACCGAACGGTAGACCACCGGGATATTCTGGACGCATACGGCGAAGAGTCGGACATGAGCGGAAGCGAGGCCATGGTAGATTTCATGGCGCAGGGAAACATCAGGGTTTCCCCGGAAATCGGAGGTATTAACCTTTCTGTCATGCCGACTGCGGCGCAATATGAAAAGCTGGAACAGTTCGTGCAAAAATACCGCGGCGAAGTCATGCTCGATATTGACGATACGGACGGTAACACGCTGCACAGCGTAGAATATCCAAGGAACACCCGCGCATCAAAGGTGCTCAACGACATCCGCAACTACTTTGAAAAGGGAACAGTTCCGGAAGTGTCCGTAACGCAGCAGTTCCGTTTCTCCGCAAAGGATGAGCGCAGCGCAAGCATCAAGCAGCAGATAGCGGAGCACCAGGACGAATTGAACGCGATGAAACCGGTTGCAGCAGTCGAAAGCGGAAGGAGGCCGCAGAGAAACGGCAAGCCGGACAGGACGCTCATGCGCAAATCGTTGCAGGCGTTCTATGGTTCGCTACAATACAGTGTTGAGCGAAAGGGCTTTGGCAAGGTTCTGTTTGATGAAAATGCAATGCATAACCTTGTGGAGTATATTCAGTCCGATGCAGAGTTTGCAGCGGCAAAGGCTGCTCCTGCGGTGGTAAAACGTGGTATTCAGGCAGATCATCACGTTAAACACAAAGGTCATTCGGATGTGGAGAGTTATACCTTTGCTGCGCCGGTTATCTTGAACGGCAAGCGTGGGAATGTGGCTGTTGTTGTGCAGTATACCAATCGCAATAAACCGCATTGTGTGCGTATTCTCATGCCGGATGGAAGCGGGTTCGACCTGGGTGAAATGATAAAAGCAGACCAAACCGACAGTGCGGCCACCATTGAAGGCGGCAGGCAACAGCGCATTGAATCTGCTTCTTTTAACAGTATATCCGAATCGGGTGAAAATAGCAATCCCCGCTTCTCCCTCAAGGATGCTTCCCCCGTTGATGTGTCTGCATTGCAGCACGAGAATGAAAAGCTCGCGCAGTCGCTTGATGTTGCGCTCAACCAAACGAAACTTACGCACGGTCACCGTGTGAAAGCCGGTCTGCTTGGCACGCTCGCCGGAAAGACGGTAAGGGATTACAAGAGCGAATACAGCGCCTCCACATTGAAAGAAAACCTCGTCAGGATTTTCGAGTTCCTTTCCAGCTCGAAAAACCCGAACATGAACGAGGTGCATGAGCTTGGCGTTGGCCTTATGAAAGCCGTGCTTGAAAAGTCGAACCACTTCGATTCAGACGGATACAACGCATATTCAAAGGAGCGTGATTACCTTCGCAATACAGGTATTGTGTTCTCGGATACGCAGAAGAAAGAAGCCGCTGCACTTTCGGATACGTTCGGTAAGTATCGCTCCTCCATGTTTGGCTCCGTGAAGATCACAAACGACGGTGTCCCGCTCGATACCGCGTGGCAAGAGCTATCCGAAATGAATTCGGAGCTGTTCCCGCCCGACACAAACGCGAGCGATATGCCGCGTGCCCTTATGATCGCTCACGAAGCGCTAAAGCGTGATAACTTCTATGTAAATGACTTTGGCTATGATCTTGATTCTGCTGCCGCAGACGCTTGGAGCAACCTCTTGGAGGCATACTACAAGTCGCAGACCTTTGATTCCGGCAAGGATAAAATCGCCGATCTCAATCAGAAAATGCGTGATCTGCGAAACGCGGCACGAAAAGAAGCAAAGGCCGTGGAGCGCGAAATTATCCGCAATGCAGAAGGGCATGCGAAGGAGATTGAAAAGGCGAAACGAAGGTTTGAACGCCACTTAGACGCTGATGCGGTGAGAAAGTACCGCAGCAGGATCGAACGCACCGTTAAGGAACTTTCCAATATGCTGATCCGCCCCACGGACAAGAAGCATGTCCCTGAGGTGCTGCGCAAAACTGTTTCTGAGTTCCTGCAAACGATAGACTTCTATGGCGACAGGACGAGCAAAAAAGCTCTTGCTTGGCGCGAACGCATACGGGATTTAAAGGATGCAATGCAGCGTGCGGAACGCGGAGACAACGAGTTTTCTGATTACTACGCAGATATTGATCCGGATTTCGTTCCCAGGCTTGAAGAGTTTATCGATGCGGGCAGAAATGTATCTGTTGTGTCTGAAATGAAGGCAAGCCAGCTCCGCGAGCTCGATAGCATTATTGCCGCTTTGAAGCACACTATTGCTGATGCGAATGCGCTTCACGAGAACAAGCGTTATAATTCTTTGCGTGCCGTTGCCGAGGCCTCTACCGCAGAGATGAATCAGAAACGCGCCAAAAAACCGCGCGGGAAAATGGGAGAAAAGATCGACGAATGGCTGAACGTCGGGCAGCTTGACAGTTTTTCATTTTTCGATCAACTCGGCAATGCTGCAAAGAGCATACTTGCGGAGCTTCGCGGTGGCTTCGATAAAAGCGTTATAAACATAAGAATCGCCATGAAATACATGAATGGTATCACTGGCGATAAGAACGTAAAGAAGCAGATGAAAACGTGGTCTGGAAGCAACGCCAAACTTGAAACGTTCACGCTTGCGAACGGTCGGAAGCTCTCCCTTACTGCCGGTCAGATCATGGAGCTTTATTGCCTTAACAAGCGCGAACAGGCAAGGGGGCATATATACGGCGGCGGAATTAAGGTTAAGCAGGATTCCGGCAAGGCAGGAGTGAGCGCGGCGCGCGTGAACTCTACCTCTCCCGCTCAGGTTACAGAGGCGGACATGGAAACGATACTCGCATCGCTTTCTGATGAGCAGAGGAATATCGCCGATAAGATGCAGGCTTTCCTGAGCGGAACATGCGCAGATTGGGGGAACGAAGTATCGCTCACGCTATACGGCTACAAGAAGTTCACGGAAGAGAACTATTACCCGATCAAGAGCGATGAGAATTTCACGAATACAAATGATCCAGAGAAAAACGGCGGATTTTATGCGCTTAAAAACCTTGGAATGACAAAAGCCACCGTCAGGAAAGCAAACAATCCGCTCATACTTGGAGATATATTCGACACGTTCTCGGCTCACGTTGGGGACATGGCAACGTACAATGCATTTGTCGTTCCTCTCTCCGATGCTATGAAGTGGTATAACTTCCGCAGTAAAGGCGGCGATGATGGGAGTGTGCCTTTCAGCGTAAAGCAAAGCATTGAACGCATTGTGGGCAAACAGGGTCAGCGGTATTTCATGAACCTGATTAAGGACATAAACGGTGTAAACTCCGGCTCCTATAATTTGGGAATTTCTGATGCCATGCTCCGCAATGCAAAGACGGCTGCGGTCGGTTTCAATGTTCGTGTCGTATTGCAGCAGCCAACCGCATACTTCCGCGCCGCTGCCGAAATATCGCCAAAATACCTTACGGCTGCGGTGTTCAGCAAGAACGGATTCGAGAAAGCACTGCAATACTGCCAAATTGCGCAGTGGAAGGCTTGGGGCTACTATGACATGAACATAGGCCGTTCCATGAAGGATGTTATCATCGGTTACGAGAGCGGCATTGAGAAGATAAGGAACGCCTCAATGTGGGCTGCCGGAAAGGCGGATGAACGCACCTGGGGCACGCTTTGGAACGCATGCGAGCTTGAAATTAAGGCCAAAAACAAAGCTCTTACACCTGGAACAGAGGCATTCAACAAAGCCGTTGGGGCGCGTTTGTCAGAAATAATCGATAGGACGCAGGTCGTTGATACAGTTTTCCACCGTTCGCAGTTTATGCGGAGCAAGAACGGGCTCACACAGCTCTATACCTCGTTTATGAGCGAACCCACGAAGAGCTACAACATGCTCCGTAATGCGGTGGTTGCGGTTGCGCGGGACAAAAACAAGGCAAGCGTAGCCCGGCTTGCGCGCACGGTTTCTACCTATATTGTGACATCCATTGCAACTGCGGCTGCTGCTGCCATAGCGGATGCTTTCCGCGACGACGATGACGAAAAGAAATGGATTGAGAAGTATTTCGACACGTTCATGGATAACGCGCTCGACAATCTCAACCCGTTCAACCTCATACCGATCGCAAAAGACATCGTGAGCATGCTTGATGGTTTCAATCCGTCTCGGCTTGACATGCAGGGGCTTTCAAAGCTCGTAAGCGTCGGGCGTGCATGGGAGAAGTATCTCACCGGCGAAAGCAAATGGCCTCTGTACAAGCTGATTTACAAGACCGCTGAGGCCGCATCATACGTTACAGGAATCCCGGTTGGGAATCTCATGCGTTCGTTTAACAGCCTCTATAATACTTTCATCGATTCTACCCTCATGTGGGATACGAGCACGAGGACAAAGGCTGCGTTCAAGAACGCGCTCCTGTCCGAGGATGACGAAGCGGCAGAAGCGGCCATTGCTGATTATATCAAGCAGGCGAATGCTGACTATCAAAAGAAATACGCGAAAGATATGCCTGAAATAAAGTCGAAAGCCAAAGTGAATTCTTGGGTTAAGGATATTGTCAAAGACTGCTATACCGCAGGAGAACTCACAAAGAAGCAGGCGGAAAACGCGCTGCGCGAGTACGGCGGCGTGGATGACAGCAAGGCTATGTACGGCATGTTCGACAGTTGGGATTTCGAGAATGCAAAGGATGATCTCGACGATTCGGATTATCCCGGCATATACGATGACATGTTTTCTGCGATGCGCAGCGGAAGTTCCATTTCGTCTTATGTAGACGAATTGACGGCAAACGGATACGAAGAGGATTCTGTCAGCAGCACGGTCAGGCAGCGGATTCGCGAATGGTATCAGGATAAGGCGGAGGACGGCAGGAGCCGCATAAGTAAGGATCAGGCAAAAACTATGCTGAAAAAGTACTCCGATCTTGATGATGATGAAGTTTCCGCCCTTGTTGAGAAATGGACATGCTACGTTGTAACTGGAATTGATTATGACGGCATCGCCGATGCGTTCCAGTCCGACAAAATCACGGCAAACCGTGCAAAGGATATGATGATGAAGTACGGCGGTCTTTCCTCATATGAAGCGAGCATAAGAGTATCGGCGTTCGAGTTTAGAAAAAATAACCCGGAATTCAAGGACGCGAAGGAGGAGACAATCGCAAAGTACACCGAGTACTGCGAACCATACGGCGTAACACCGAACGAGTATTTCTCATTCAGAGATTCTCTCCCTAAATACGATTCGGACGGAAATGGAAGCTTTAAGCAGTCGGAGGTCGAGGACGCTCTCCGCGCAATGCCCGGACTTACGGACGCAAAACGGGCACAGATGTGGCAGAGCGTGAATAAGAAATGGAAGAATAATCCGTTCAGGTGATGAATGAGAGGGTGGGCAAATGATGCCGACCCTCTTTTCCTGCGCATACACGGGGGGAAACAGCGCATCCCATCATGTTATGTTATGTTCGGGAGGTATAATATGAAGCCTATTATATATGACATAACGCTTATCGCGGATAAAATCGGCAGCCAGTTGCAGGTCAACGCAAAATCGGGCGAGCACAAATCCCGTCGTCTTCGCATACAAATCGTTAAGGATTCCCGCCCGTTTCTGCCTCCCATCGGCGCTACAATATCGCTCCGTGGGAAACATGAAAACGGAACGATGTATCTCAACACATGCGCTCTGAGCGCCGGGAGAATCGTGTATGACTTGGGAAGCAATATTCTTGCCACTCCCGGCATTGTCTCGTGCGAGGTTATGATCGTAGATGCCGATAATTCCGTGCTCTATAGCCCGAGCTTTGAAATTTACGTTGAAGATCAGCTGTATACGGATGAGGTGGTTGAAACGGAAGATGAGTTTACTGCGCTCACTGCCGCCCTCTCCCGTGTAGTCACCATTGAAGCATCCGAGGATGCACGCGTCGCGGCAGAAAACGCTCGTATCGCAGCGGAAACCTTGCGCGAAACCGCAGAGGACAGCAGAGATGCCGCCGAAGATGAACGTGCTGCGACTGAACTTGAGCGTACATCAGCCGAGGAACTCCGTGTAAGCCAAGAGAACGCCCGCAATACAGAGGAAGATGCACGCATCTTGGCTGAGCAAGCGCGCGTATCGCAGGAGACAGCGCGTGAAAGCGCCGAGGATGCCCGCGAAAGCGCTGAATTGCTCCGTCAGAGTGCCGAGCAAGAACGCATTTCCAATGAAACATCACGTGTGACCGCAGAGCAGACCAGGCAGAGCCAAGAGACCGAGCGGCAGTCCGATACGGCTACAGCCATACAAGATGCAAATACTGCAACAGATCGGGCAAATGCAGCTGCAAAGGCATGCGAAGATATTGCAGGCGGAAATTATCCGTCGCATGCCAGCACACATGCAGTTGGAGGGAGCGATCCCATAACCCCCGGCTCTATCGGCGCTGCAGCGGCGAATCATACCCATGACGACGCTCTTGTCGGTGAAGAATACACCATCGCAATAGAACCCGATGGTGGAAATAAGGAGTATAGCAGCATTGAAATCAAAGAAAATGCAACTGGAAACGAACAGGTTCAATTTGGAACACAAAAAGGTTTTAGGGATGTAATTTCATCATGGGTTAAGCTCTGTGAGGGGGAAAATTCGCCCAATGTAGAATTGTTGCATACTTCATCAGGATATAATGGCCTGAATATATGGGATGGTGATTTAGAGCGTATCAGTATATACTACGATGCTTCACGCGATTCGTGCGGATTTGAAATCTGCGATGCAAATGGAGAAGATGTTACACTGCAAACCATCGGTGCGGCGGCTGCAGTGCACGACCACGCAATTGCCGATGTGACTGGCTTGCAAACCGCGCTGGATGGGAAGCAGCCAGCGGGGAGCTACGCGCCGGAAAGCCATACCCATAGCGGCTATATGCCTACTGGCACCACGGGGCTTGTCGGCACCAAGTACACCACATCCATCGAATCCGACACCGCAGACAAGGCCGCAAGTATAATCCGCATCAAGGAAAACGCTACTGGGAATACGCGGGTGCTTATCGCGGCAAATACCGATGTAAATACTGGTGAAGTATCGCAGATTGTTCTTCGTGACGGTACGAATGTTGGAAAAATC